ACTTGACCATGTATTTGGCAAACGATTAAAAAAAATAGAAGCATTGATACTAAATAATTACCTCTTAGAAGAGATAGAGCCACAAGTAAATCAAACGATTAAGGTAGACAATGAAACCTATAAGATAAAAGATATTATTGCTGTATATGATGAAGAGGTGACCTCACATTATATTGTTGTCCAACTTATTACATAAATCGTACATCAATCTATTTATTAGGAGTGACGAGTCGTGAAAAATGTATGTTGCCAAATTGAAATGAATCAAGTGTTCCGTGGATGGAAAGAGTTTGATAGGGGAACGGTTCATTTAGTAGCAGAATTTATTTGCACGAAATGCGGAAATGTAAGTTCTTTAGGTATGCCACCAATTCCAAAACATTGTATAGATAAAAAAATAATCGGAGTTAATGAATTATGATGCAGTATAAATGGTTAACTAATATATAAAGGAGATAGGTAAATATGAAACAAAAACAATTTATTGATGTTAAAATCGAAAACTATTTAGTGAAGAATGTTCCTATAGAAAATTTTGTTAATGCAATGATGTACATGGAGCATTATGGATTATCAGAGATAGAGTTTAGCGAATTGAAAGAAAATGAACCGCGATTTAAAGAATACAAACAACGTGTTGATGATATCAGAATAGCTATTGAAAAATTAGCTGAGATGGAAGTTCCGAAAAAATCACTGACGGAACTGCTCGAAAGATTCTATGATAATCACGAAAAAGCGAGTGCGTTAGCTAAAGAAATAGATGAACTAAAAAAATAATAATTAAGATAAATGAAATAAAATAAAAATAAAAATTTTTTCAAAAAAATGTATGATTCGAGACAGTATTAATTATGAGAGGACTTTTTTTAAAGTTCGTAAGGATGTGGACGCAATTAAATTTTATGCCCAAAAAGAATTGGACGAGCTGTATTGTTCGATGAGACAGAAACCTTATAAGAAAAAAAACAAGTGGCAACGATTTTTAAGTGACGATGCATCACGGTTATATAAAAAGAAAAAGCAGATTCAAGAATTTGAAACCTCATTGGAAATCCTCGAAACCCTCTAAACATAACCTCTGAATCTATAGAACTCCAAGAGAAGGATACTGCCTTCTCTTTTTTTATTTCACCAAAAGGGGTGAGCGTATGAAGAAACCATTTAAGCCATGTAAGAAGATGGGATGTTCCCATCTTACGAGAGAAACCTATTGCGAATCCCATCAGAACCTGACAAAAGAAATCAAACGCACTTATGACAGAGAACAGCGTGACCCAACACATAAAGCATTCTACAACTCAGAAGCGTGGAAGAAGGTCAGAAGGTTGGCGTTGATTCGAGATAACCACTGTTGTGTGAAGTGTCACGAAGAAGGTCGAGTGGTTCGAGCTTCTCATGTTGACCATATATTGGAGCTTCAGGATTCCTGGGAACTCCGTTCGGAACTCACCAATTTGCAGTCATTATGTATCCCTTGTCACACTAAAAAGACAGCAGAAGAGAAGAAAAAAAGAGCCAAGAACCACCCCCCTATGTCGGATTTCTAGGGGGTTTTCAGCGTAAGAACCGTGTCCAGGCTTTTACACACAAAGTTCCCCACGGAAAAATTTCAGTTTTTAAAAAAAGTTAGTTAACCAAACGAAAAGGAGGGATGGGAGATGGCTGGTCAAAGAAGACCTGTTGAATTACTACTTTTAACGGGTAAAAAAAATCTAACAAAAAAAGAGATTGAAGAACGGAAAGCATCAGAAGTAAAGGTAAAGTCAGACAAAGCAATCAAACCTCCTTCTTACCTATCTCAAGAATTGAAAAAAGAGTTTAAAAAGATTGCCAAAGAGCTGGTCGATATAGGGATTATGAGTAATTTAGATGTTGACGCATTGGCAAGGTATTTACAAGTTCAAAAACAGTATTTAGAGGTAACAGAAGAATTAATGAATCAAAAGCCTGTTATCACCATTGAAAAAGAACATACCGATGAAGATGGAGACTTTGTGGAACGAGAACTTATTCGGGTTACGAATGAGACCTATAACGAGCTGTTGATTATGCAAGATAAGTTGTTTAAAAATTGTCGTGCTGCGGCATCAGACCTTGGTTTATCCATTTCGTCCCGTTGTAAACTTGTTGTTCCGAAAAAAGATGAAGAAAAACCCAAGTCAAAAGAAGAAACGCTATTTGGCGATAATTTGTAGTGGGTGAAGACTTGTGGAATTAATCGAAAGTTTAGCCCATCGTCTGATTACATACTGCAACCATATCGTAGATGGGAAGATTGTCGCTTGTAAAAAGCACATCAATGCGGTCAAACGGTTTTTAAATGACTTGGAGAAATCACAACAGGAAGATTATCCTTACGAGTTTGATATCGAGGAACTATACAAGTTTTATGAGTGGGCGAAGCTGTTTAAATACAGCAATGGAAATAAAAACGGAGAACCTTTAAAAGGAAAATCCATTGAATTAGAAGATTTTCAACTGTTTATTGTAGGAAATATCTTTGGTTGGAAAGATAAAAAGACAGGATATAGACGCTTTAAGAAATCTTATATCCAACTTGCCCGTAAACAAGCAAAAAGCTTTTTATTAAGTATGATTGCCAGTTATGAAGCATTTTTAAGTGGAGAAAAAGATGAGGTCTATATCGCAGGTTGGGGATTAAAACAGAGTCATCACGTTTATAAGGAAGTGTTAACACAGCTTCGCAATTGTCCTTTCTTAAAAGGCAAATGGAGCGATAGTTATCACCGAATTACTCATTTAAAAAGTGAAAGTATCATCATGGCATTAAGTAAAGAAGCGAAAAACTTTGATGGAACCAATCCAAGTTTTGTGATAATCGATAGAATTAGAATTGTCGCCTAGAAATGAAAGTTTCTAGTGAAAATGGCTCTAAATCGGTGGAAAGCTAAGGTTATTCATAACTATGTCAACACCGAGCTAATTGGGAACACCACCCAACAGTGTAACGACTAGGTAGTGAGCGTTAAGGGAGCAATAATCTACCCACGAGAGAGCCACACCCTAACGATTAAAGTCGAGGGTGAAAATATAGTCTGAACTTACGAGGAAACCGTAAGAAGTAGAGGATAAAGAGCCTTTACGATAACAATTTGGAGTATCATCAGCACAAAACAAACGAAATCGTGGAAAGTTTGGAAAGTGGGATGGTTCGCCCGAATTCCCATCTCTGCATCATTACGACGGCTGGTCTGTCACTTTCAGGACCATGTTATGGGATGTATCAGTTTGTTTCTAAATTACTAGATGAAAACAATCCCACAGAAAATGAAAATTTCTTCGCATTAGTCTGTGAGATAGATAATATTTCAGAAATCCATGATTCAAAAATGTGGGGGAAAGCCAACCCTTTGCAAGTGACATTCCCAGAAGGGATGGACTTTTTACGAGGGAAATTAAAATTAGCCCTCGATATTCCAGACGAAATGACCACATTTTTAACAAAAAATATGAATATGTGGGTACAAGCCAAGAAAAACGGTTATCTCCCACTTGATAAATGGAAATTATGCGAAGAATTATTCACATTAGAGGATATGAGGGGTCTCCCTTGCATTATAGGGGTCGATTTATCCGCGAAAATAGACTTAACAAGCCTGTCATTCTTGTTTTATAAGGATGACTTTTTATATGTTTACAATCATTCATTCTTCCCTGAAGATACGCTTGAAATGAAGAAAAAAACCGATAAAGTCCCGTATGAACTATGGGTTCGACAAGGATATATCACCATGACTCCAGGAAGTGTGGTCGATTATCAGTTCTTGGAGGCTTATATCGAAAACATGGCTAAAGAATACGAGTTACAAGTGAAAGAGGTATGTGCTGACCCATGGAACGCAACGCAATTCATGCAGAACTTGGAGAGCAAAGGATACCTAACTGTTGAAATACGGCAGGGGATTCAAACACTTGGTGGTCCTACAAAGGACTTTCGAGACCGAGTGTATGCAGGAAAGATAAAACACCATGGAAATCCTGTCTTAACGTGGTCTATTGGCAACGGGTTGCTAAAAAAAGACCATAACGAAAATATTATGCTTGATAAAGCAAAAAGTACAGAACGGATTGACCCGATTGCTTCGGTCATTAACGCTCATGTACGAACCGTTGTGTTGGAACATGGCGG